TGTAGTTCCCTTAATGGACGCTCTGGTAGATTTAGAATACGATCAGGAAGAAGTTGACTATCTTACAGAGAAGTTTAGCAAAACTGCGTACTGGATACAGACCGGAAGTAAAATGGAAAATGATCCAAAGAAAGTTTTGACCGGAATGGATTATCACCCGAAGGGACATCACTTTAACCTCAAAAGAGTGTCCAGATACGCCCCAGCACCTACGCTAACGGCGATGGGGAGTAATGACACCACAGCAGGTGCATTCCACTGGGCCGAACCTAGAAAACTCACTCTGGGCGAATTAAAGAGGATTCAGAGTTTACCTGATGACTTTAAGTTGACCGGAAAATGGAATCAGAAATCAGAAAGAATTGGTAGAATGGTGCCTCCACTCATGATGGCTACCATCGCGGATTCAATTTACAAAAATGTATTGGAGAAAATATGAGCAACGTAAGTAAATTGGTCGCTAAACATAATGGTGATGATCCTTTTAACGATGAAGCCCAAAGAAAAGCTCTTAAAGATTTCCTTCGTACTGACCTTGATTTTGTCAGATTTATTTTAGACTATGCAGAAATAAAAAGTGACGCTAAACCCTGTGATATTATAGATGACCCTTTAGGAGAAAAAAGAGTAGACTTGGGAATAATAGATAAAAATTCTAATGTTCGATGTTTAGTTGAAGTTGATTACTATTTCAAATGGGATCCATTTTGGCCAAAAAACTATAAAAATGCTCACGCATTAGAGAGAAAAATAAAATATTGGAGAGGCAAAAATATCCCATATATTGGTTGTACTTTTAGTAAAAATCTCGATAAGATGATAGTAATTACAGATGAACTTATAACAGAGTATATGCACACCAAACGAAAAAAGTGGGTAGAACTTCATGGCGAGTGGGTAGAAGATGTTTTCATTAGTATACCCCCCTCCAGAGCGTTTAAGTTTGGAGATTGGCAAGACGATGAATTACGGAGAGTTTCATAATGGCAGACTTTACTTTTGCACACAGAAAAGAGGGCTTTGATGCTCACATAGATGCATCTATTCGTCACTATTCATCACTACATGATGACATAGTTGCAATGTCTAGATACTTTGTAGAGAATGATACTAGTGTAGTTGATATCGGTTGTTCTACTGGAAAAACTCTAGGCGCGATGATTGACCAGAATAAGGAAACGGCTCCTACTGCACACTATCATGGAGTTGAAAACGCAGATGGATTTGCGGAAGATATGAAATCCAGAGAAGAACAATATGCTGATTCTAATCTCAGTTTGCATTTCCAAGATGTAAGAAACTTCATATTTCCTTTCGATTCTTCGTTCATAACGAGCATATTTACTTTGCAGTTTATTCCAAAACGAGATCGACAATCTATTTTGAATTCGATATATGATTCTCTTCTTCCCGGCGGAGCATTTGTTTTTTCTGAGAAGACCTATGCCTCATCCCCAGAGCTGGAACAGATATTGACGTTCCTCTTTTATGACCACAAAAGAAAAGAATTTTCTTGTGAAGACATTATGGACAAAGAATATACTTTGAGATCTATGCTGAAACCAATGCACTGGAATGATATACTATCCATGATGTATGAGGCAGGATTCCAAGAAGTTCAGCCTTTTTGGAGAAATCACTTATTTGTAGGAGCAATTGCTATAAAATGAAAAATTTTGAAACCCCAGATGAAAATTATCGAATTAATGAAAATTTAGTTTATCGAACTATGGGAGTCCCTAGAGAAGCAATGGAAATCTTGGGGGCATTTAATGTTCTGATTAAATATTTTCGGAACCCCGATGGAACTTTTGATAGGAATTCGGGAAGGGTGATAGATGTCCCTGACAGTGTAATAACCCAATGGGCCGCCGTGGTCTCAAATGGTGATTACGATGATACTATATTTTGCCCCCCAGTATACATATTTAATCCAGTATTAAATAAACCTAAGTTAGTGGCCGGTTTTTGTAAAACCAAGGGTCATTTGGGTGCGGAAGTAGATGAAATCAGGGCGATAAAAGTTAAATTTAAAGATTATGCCCACCACTCCGCTGAACACTGGGCTGAGATTGCAGGATCAAATGAAAATACTCCTCTTGAAGAACGAGAAGACTTTATTAAAACTGACAGAACGCCTGAAGATATTGTTGGAACACTTATATCTATTGGCACAAAAATGTTCAATGAAGACGGCAAACCTACTGATCATTATGTGAATAAAAATATGGTTGACATGAAAATTCCAGATAGTCAGAAACTAACGATAAGAAATCTTTTGCGAGATAAACTTGAAATTAATACACACTTAAATGTCAGAACTGTAACTTCTACAGAACAAGAAAATAAAAAATTTCAAGAAGATGTTAAAAAACTCTATCTCGGAAAAAATATTGGATTCTTTACTCTAGGTCAGGCGTCAAATCCAAAATTACCCACAGATGCAATAAATAAAATTTTAGATCAGAGTCATGAAGGTAAACCTTATGATATTGTTGTATTTAAATACACAAAATTATCAAACACAGAAAAGTTAACCTCTTGCAGAAAGAGAGATATAAATTTCTTTACTTCACCAGATCTCCATTTTCAAATTAATATAAAAAGATATCAAAGTCCTCTTGGCGAAGGCCCACATCCAAAAATATTATTTGAGCCACAGACAGATGTAGAGATATCTAAATGGATATCCAAAAAAACTTTGCCGGAAGTAAATTAGTAATCTAGAAAATACGATGATTATTACAGAAGAAGAACATGAAGAGTGTATGGAGAATTTACAGGGATGGGAATTCCTGGCATGGCGCGCTTTCCATTCTATGAATTCTCAGAGGAAGGTTTATGACAAATTTGACAGATCCAAGAAAGTTTATTGTAGAAGTGAACTGTATAACTACATTTATTCCGCTAAAAACGCTTCAACCCCCAACTTTATAGAAGCTTCTATTTTTCGCGGAGAGGGTAAAGGCAGTTGCGTTGATCATCCATTTAGTGCAAGAGTGGCGTATGATGCGATAATGTCGCATAACCAATATTTGCTCGATGATTTTAATACTTTCAGAGATATTTTTTGGTGGTTGGCAACTAGTCTATTGACAGTTTCTAAGGACATGAATCAAAGAGTAAAGTATAAGAAAGACAAGAACGGAAATGAAGGCGAATTAATTACTTCAGCAGTAATCGAAGAACGATATAGAAAAGAAGATGGATCAGAATTGAGATTTTGGGATGTGTCTGCAAAAGATTATGTTGATGGATTTCCTCTTCCAATTATGCCATGGTATCGTGAATACGAAAAAACACTTGTAAGAAAAAATTAAACATATAATATTTTTCTTATAACTAAAAGTTCTATCGATATTCCAAAAAGTTCTACAAATATCTAAAAAAATAGTTGACATTCTCCAACTAGCCCCTTAGCATAGCTATATAGTTTGTTGATAGAGAACCAAATGACCGAAGTTACCGTCTCCAAGAATTCCAAGAGTCTTCTTGCTCGTCTACTTGCGGAAGAAAACATTCGCGTCGAACACTCATCAGAAGTTGTGACAGCGAGTTTCAATGTTGAGACTCGACTCTTACTTCTTCCTATCTGGAAAGATGAGTCCTATACTCCTGATATATATGACCTTTTTGTTGGTCATGAAGTTGCTCACGCATTATACACTCCAAGTGATCTAGAAGTCCTAGAAGAAGCCATGAAGCGATCTAACCATGCGTTTCTTAACGTAGTGGAAGATGCGCGAATTGAGAAGTTGATGAAGCGAAAGTTTCAAGGTCTTCAGGCTCCCTTCAAGAATGCGTATCAAGAACTTTACGAGAGAGACTTTTTCAGTCTTAAGGGTCAACCCATCCAATCTCGTAATTTCATTGACCGCATCAATCTCTTTTTTAAGTTGCGATATGCGTTAAACCTATATGCACCATCTATCTTCAATTCAGAAGAAATGACTTTCATTCGCAGGATCGATGATGCAGAAACTTATGCGGAAGTCGCGGATATCTGTGAAGATCTTTACAAGTATCTGAAAGAGAAGCAAGAAGAACAACAGCAACAGCAACAAATTTCTATTAGTTCTGATTCTTCTTCTGGAGAACAAGAAGGCGAGACTTATGAAATGCCTTCCGATGAAGAAGGAGAAGAAGAATCTGAAGAGTCAACAGAAGCTTCTGGATCCGGAGAAGAAGAATCAGAAGAAGAAACTAAGGAATCTTCTGGGTCATCTTCTGAAGAACAAGCAGAAGAGTCTGGAGAACAGACTGAAGAACAGTCCACGGCAGCATCTTCTGAAGAAAAGAAAAATCCTCAAGATGGAAATCATTCTAGTGTCTTTACAGATGAGTTCACTTCAGAGACCAGTCAGTCTCTAGAAGAAAATCTTAAGGAGCTGGTTAACGAAAATACTCGCGAAAGTGTTTACGTCAATCTTCACAGTAATTATGAACTAGAGAAGTATGTCCATGACTATACAGAAGTTCAGGCAGACTTTGAACGTGAAGTATCTGCAGTAGAAGTACTTCATCGTCAACAATATAGTCACGGTGATGCACCAGAGTTAAAATATCCTTCTCTTAAAGAGTTGATCTCAGAAAACTCAAAGACCATTTCTTATCTCGTAAAAGAATTCGAAATGAAAAAGGCTGCTCGCGCTCAGGCATTGAGTTCAGAAGCCAAGACTGGTGCGATCAACACTTCTAAGTTGTGGAGTTATCAAGTCAATGAAGACATTTTCCTTCGCAAGACCAATACTCCAGACGGCAAGAATCATGGTATGGTTATGGTAGTAGACTGGAGTGGATCTATGGGATCTACTGTCCTTAACACTGTCAAACAGACTATTGTTCTCGCAACATTCTGTAAGAGAGTTGGAATTCCTTTTGAGGTCTACAATTTTACCAGTGTTAATAAGAAGGCTGTTCCGGAACCAAGTATCCTGCCGTTGTCGGAAGGAGACATTCTTCTAAGGAACATCGCATTGCGAAATACGTTATCCAGCAGAATGAGTGGCAAAGTCTTTAATCAGGCTTGTCAAAACTATCTCAACATCGCTGCAATAGTAGGGAATGCGATAGGATCGTACTACATTCCTTATCGATTGATGGATCACGCGATGTCTGAGGATCAGTTTGGCGCCACTCCTACGAATCAGGCTCTGGTTCTCCTAGACAGAGTGATTCCTAAGTTCCGTAAAGAGAATTCTTTAGAAAAGGTTAACTTAGTTCTATTGACTGATGGCGAACCTACCGATGCCATTACTTACAAGAAAATGGATGAAGACTATCCGACAGAACGAACAACTAGATATGCTTCGAACATTTATGTGCGAGATACATCTACCAATGAAACTTATCGTATGACTGCTGAGTCTGAGTATAGTGGAATTTGTGGATTTGAATCGTCCAAGTTTCTTATCAAGATCTTGCGAGAGAAGCATGGGATCAATTCTATCGGATTCTACCTCTTGAATTCTCATGGTAGAAATGAGATCAAGCGAGTCATTCAAAGATTTGTTAACTACAATCTGCAACCATACATGGAAGAGTATCGTACTCTTCGAAAAGAGTTCAATAAGAATAACTTCTTTGTCGCGACTGACTCAGGACACAATGAGTACTATATCATCAATGCGAAGGTAGATCCTAAGACCGATGAACTGGATGTAAATTCATCTATGTCAAAGGCTGCAATCGCAAAAAGTTTTATGAGTCACAATCGATCTAAGGTTGTAAACCGACAATTATTAAATAAATTTGTTGATTTAGTAAAATAGCCCTTGACAAAGAGCTAAGAATAGATTAGCATATAAACTGGAATTTTTAACTGAGAGAGAAAAATATGCCTCGTACTGCAAACCTAGAAACCCGAAAGACTCTTCTTGCCGCCCTTCAGAAAGAAGCGGTTGATGGAATTGTTACTACAGGTCAAATCAAGGCTGCTGCTAAGAAGATTGGATCTTCTAGTACTAAATGGTTGCGCTCAATGGAACTAAAAGTTTCTTACGGAAAGTATCAACTTCCGGAGAGTGTCGCCGGCACTCCGCCAACTAAAACTAAAACAGTATCTAAGGTTGTCGAGGAAACTTCTATCGATATCTCTCTGGAACAAAATCTGGTTCCAGCAAAAGATCCTAACTTTGTTAAGTTTGGATTCTACAACGATCTTAAGACCATTGTAGGTTCTAAGATGTTCTATCCGGTTTTCATTACTGGTCTTTCTGGAAACGGCAAGACTCATGGTGCTCAACAAGTTTGTGCGGCACTCAAGCGAGAGTGTATAACCATTCCGATAACTGTCGAAACCGATGAGTCGGATCTTTTAGGAGATAAGACTCTAGTGGATGGAAACATCCGATTTGTTCCTGGCCCCGTAGTTCGGGCAATGGAAACTGGTGCGGTTCTGATCTTGGATGAGATTGACCTTGCATCAAATAAGATTATGTGTCTCCAGTCTATCATTGACGGCAAGGGAGTCTTTCTCAAGAAAGACAACCGATTCGTAATTCCTAAGAAGGGATTCACTGTCATTGCGACTGCGAACACTAAAGGTAAAGGATCCGACGATGGTCGATTCATTGGAACCAATGTTCTAAACGAAGCGTTCCTAGAGCGATTCAAGGTTACTTTCGAACAAGAGTATCCTACTCAGGTTACTGAGAAAAAGATCCTCAACAACTACCTAGAATCCTTTGGCGTGAAGGATGCGGAGTTTGCAGAAGACTTGACCGTATGGGCCTCTGCGATTCGTAAGACCTTCATGGAAGGCGGTTGTGATGAGTTGATCTCTACTCGCCGACTGGTTCACATTGTTGAGACTTTCTCAATCTTCAAGAACAAGATGAAGTCTATTGAATTGTGTGTCAGTCGTTTTGATGAAGACACTAAGGCATCATTCATCGATCTCTTTGAGAAGATCAGTGACCCGAATGAAGAGTTCCAAGACTCTTCATGCGAGGGTCAGATTCCAGAAGGATCCGACTATGCCTCTGACAATGACACTGCGTTTTAAGGAGTAAGGATGTCAGCAGAATTAAATCAACTTATTCAAAAACAGTTGAGAGAAAGCAGCAACTATCCCATTGAATACAAGTTCAATGAGGATGAGTTGCTGAAAGAACTTAAAATATACATTGACAAAACCTACTCAATGCATTATTCTAAGAACCAGTTTCAATCGACAGAGTTCATTATTGACTCTGGTCATGGAACAGGATTTTTGATTGGGAATATTATGAAGTATGCCCAGAGATACGGAAGGAAGGGATCACCAGAAGAGTGGCGAAAAGATCTAATGAAGATTATACACTACTCTCTGTTGGCCCTATACAATCATGACAATGACGGAGATTTAAATGATGATTAGTGAAGAAACTCAAAATATACTAAGGAACTTTTCGAGCATTAACCCTTCAATCTTATTGACTGGTAATAATCGAATCGCAACAATGTCGGTGATGCGAAATATTCTCGCAACTGCTGATATCGAAGAAGAGTTTCCAGAGGAATTTGGCATATACGATTTGCCTCGATTCTTGGGAAACCTCGCGGTATATCCTGAGTTGAACTTTGGTGAAAGTTCTGTAATTATGGCTGATGGGTCTAAGACCTATAAGTTCATGGCTGCAGAACCAAGTGCGATTATCCATCCTACAACTATGTTTGCGATGGAAGGATCAAAGAATAATCCTGAGAACGTGAAGGCAACTCCTGAGTACGACATCAATGTTACTCTGCCTAGTTCTACTCTTTCGACAATTCAGAAAGTCGCTGCGATCAACTCTTTGCCGGACTATGGATTGATCACCGAAGGTGGCGAGATATTCTTTACTGCGTTGGATAAGAAGTCTGACACAACTGATATCGCCAAGGAACCAGTTGGAAGTACTAATGTCAATTTCAAGATGTACTTCAAGTCAGAGAATCTTAAGTTGCTTGAAGGCGATTACAATGTGAGTGTATCTCGCAACGCGATATCTACTTTCAGACATCAGACTAGACCCATCCAATATTGGATCACTCTGGAATCAGATTCTCAGTATGACATTTAAGGTGAAGTCTATTGAAAGATTTATTATTATGGGTGGAGAAATATCGTCCACAAACAATTGATGACTGCATTCTCCCCGAAGAGTTGAAAGATACTTTTCGGGAGTTTGTGGCCAACAAAGAGATTCCAAACCTACTTCTTAGTGGTGCGCCAGGCGTCGGTAAAACGACTGTAGCGAAGATATTATGCAAAGAGGTAGGTTTGGATCACCTTATGATAAACGGGTCTGAGGATGGAAATATAGACACTCTCAGGACTAAAATAAGGCACTATGCGTCTACAGTGTCATTCTCTGGTGAAGGTAAGTGTGTGATTCTGGATGAGGCAGATTATCTCAATCCACAATCCACACAACCAGCCCTGCGTGGGTTCATTGAAGAGTTTGCGGGCAACTGTAGATTCATTCTTACTTGTAACTTCCGGAACCGAATTATCGATCCATTACATAGTCGATGTTCGGTAGTGGAGTTCAAGATTCCTAAATCAGAGAAACCAAAACTCTCTGCTGGATTCTATGAAAGAATCAAAAGCATTCTTGCAGAAGAAGGCATTGAATACAAACAGAAATCTCTGTTGGAGCTTATCAACAAGTACTATCCAGATTGGCGTAGAGTTCTAAATGAACTTCAGCGGTATTCCGTTGGTGGCGAAATCGATGAAGGGATTCTAGTCAATGTCAGTGAGTCTAGTCTTAAAACATTAAGCAATACTCTTAAGGATAGAAAGTTCACCGATATGCGAAAGTGGGTTGTCGATAATCTTGATAACGATCCCTCGACAATCTTTCGGACAGTCTATGATGGATTGTATTCTTATATGGAACCACAATCCATTCCGCAGGCTGTGGTTACGATTGCTGATTATCAACATAAGTCTGCCTTCGTTGCGGATCAAGAGATTAACATGGTTGCGTGTTTGACTGAACTGATGGTTGAGTGCGATTGGAAATAATATGTATGATCTATTCAAAGATTATGTCCCAGCACTGTCCCACACTAAGGAGAACTTATTAGATAGTGAAGATGAGCTATGGGAGAAATCCTATCAGCCATACTTGATAAATAAAACATTCTCATACTATATGGACACTATCATGTATGCGAATGAAATGAACCAACATTCTATGGTAGATAACAAACTTCAATTTGATTATTTACTAAATAGTATACGTCCAAGAAAAAGATTTTCTCCTTGGGCAAAGAAAGAAATCAATTCTGATATTGATTTGATTAAAGAATATTATGGTTACAGTAATAGAAAAGCTGAAGAAGCGATGTCCATTTTATCTAGTTCGCAGTTAGAATATATCAGAAGCAAACTATACAAAGGCGGATAATATGGACTTTCTTAATATAGAAGACTTAGTAGAGGTGACTCTAAACGATGCCGAAGATTTTCTCAAAATACGAGAAACTCTGACTCGCATTGGTGTGTCTTCAAAAAAAGAAAAGAAGCTTTATCAGTCCTGCCACATCCTGCATAAACGTGGAAAGTACTACATTGTACACTTCAAAGAATTATTCAAATTAGATGGGAAACCATCAGACTTTTCTGATAACGACAGAGCGAGAAGAAATGCTATTGTCAATTTATTAGAAGAATGGAAGTTGGTTAATGTTCCAGTGAAAGATGTTATGGATCCTGCTCCATTGTCTCAAATAAAAATTATCTCGCATAGAGAGAAGGGAGAATGGGAATTGGTTCCAAAATATAATATCGGAAGAAAAAATAAACCAGTTGACAAGTAAAAAATAAACCTGTATAGTGTTATAAATATAAGTGAGGATTGCGTAAAGAGTCCTTATTTAGTCTTGCGGCGATGGTCGGAGACATTACATAACTCGCTTATATAAGGAGATAACAATGGTTACAATGAGAACCTTAGCTGAGTTCGATCCATTTTTGAAAAGAACTATCGGATTTGATAGTTTGTTTAGAACATTAGATTCTATGACGGAAGGAACTCAGGACAATTATCCGCCCTACAATATCGTTAAAGTCGATAACTTATATCGAATAGAAATATCGGTATCGGGCTTTTCAGAAGAAGATCTTTCTGTAGTACATGAAAACTATGTACTTACTATATCTGGATCTAAGTCAATGCAAGAACCGGAACAAGAATATCTTCACAAAGGAATTGCATCTAGAGACTTCGTTAAGAAGTTTACTCTATCCAAAGATTTAGTTGTTGTGGATGCCACAATTAACGATGGCCTTTTGATAGTATCTCTAGAGTTGGTTGTTCCAGAAGAGAAAAAACCAAGAGTTATTGACATAACAAGTTCCCCCAAATTACTGGTGGACTAAATAATTGTAGTGGGGGGTACTCTGTATCCCCCCTATAATTTACCGGAGACTACAATGGAAACGCATGAACAACTTATCGTTTTACTAGAACAATACAAATTTGAGAATGAGAAGTTTGCGAGAGGAAATAAATCTGCTGGCGTGAGAGCTCGGAAGGCACTCATGGAAATAATTAAAGCTTCAAAGACCAGAAGAGCAGAGATTCAAGAAGAAAAGGAATGGATAGTCAAGAAGTAAAGTATGATGTTCATCTAAGGAAAGATGAAGAAACTGGAGAGCCGATTCTCTACAGAACAAAAAAGAAATCGGATTCATTTGGTGATGTGAGAATGACTCCAGCACTTCCCAATCAGAGAATTATAGAACTGATTTGTAACAACACAAAACTGATGCAAGAACAGCCTCAGGTTGTGCAAAGAGTTCTCAACATGGAGTGGCGGTATATCGAAAGAAGAATCGTCCGATGGTTAGGTGATGTTCCCGAAGCACTAGAGTTAAAGGAACTGCTAAGAAACCACATTAAAAGTGAAAAGAAATGGTATCGTGAAAAGGGAAAAGATTATGAAATTCAACTACGCTAACAGTCCATTAACTGCTGCATTGATACGAAAGTACGAATACGAAAGAGATCAGGCGATTGCAAATCTCAATGTATATTTTACAAACCCTGCCGGAATCGGTGAACATGGAGACATAGTTTCACAGATGGACGAACAGGTAAATAAATTGGCGGTGGCCGAAGGAAATCTCAAAACAGTTATAGCAACTTTTGTTAATATTCCTCAACAAGCACCGTCTGGCGCACCCGAAGCAACCGAAGAGTCCTAATGTCGATAAACGATATAAAAGTTATTCGTCTGATTTCAGGCGAAGAGTTAATGGGAGAAATAACTGAGGATGGCGAAGACACATACAGAGTCAAAAATGTATGTCAAATTGCAAGTTCTTATGCAGACCCAACATCTGCTACCGCAAGAATTGGTATCGCACCATTTCTTCCATATACTAAAGTCAAGGACGGACTCACTCTTAACAAATCTTATGTAGGATTTGTGATCGAGCCGGTTAATGAACTACTGAGTGAATACAACAAAGTTTTTGGAAGTGGTATTGTATTGCCGCCCGAAGGTACACAGTCTATTAAGTCTACTACCGCAAATGCAGCGACATCCTCTTCCAATTCTGCGTTTGTTAAATTATGATTCGGAGATTGAATGAGATTTTACACTAATGTTCAGTGTGTAAAAAACAAAATCTTTCTCAGAGAAATTGATGGAAATAAACGTCGAGAAGTCAAGATAGACTACTCGCCTTCTCTGTTTATCTCTGGAAAGAAAGATTCTTTATACAAAACTCTAGATGGTAAACCTTTAGATAGAGTCCAGTTTGGCTCTATTGGAGAGGCGAGAGAATTCCAAGAGAAGTATAAAGAGATAGATAACATGAAGATATATGGCCATGACCAATATCTTTATCCGTTTATTTCTGATGAGTATCCTTCTAATATTGAGTACGATTTCTCTAAACTCAACATCTGTAATATCGATATTGAGGTAGAATGCGAAACTGGGTTTCCAGAACCAACCGAAGCAATAGAAAGAGTTAACGCCATCACTATGAAGATGGGCGGATTCTATGTTGTTCTTGGTCTTGGTGATTGGGAAAACAAAGACAATCTTCCTAGAATAAAGTATATGAAGTTCAAGGATGAACACAGTCTTCTTCGTTCTTTCCTAAACATATGGGAAAACTCTAAGATTGATATTGTAACTGGTTGGAACGTGAACCAGTTTGATATGACTTACCTTGTCAATAGGATCGAAAAACTCTTCGGCGAAAAAGAAGTCAGAAGAATGTCTCCTTGGGGAATGTATTCTAGAATAGAAAAAGTTTTGTTCGGCAGAACACAGACCCAAGTGAAACTTCCTGGCCTTGCCATCATAGACTATCTGGATTTGTACAAGAAGTTTACTTATGTAAACCGCGAAAGTTACTCTCTGGATTTTATTGCTCATGTTGAACTTGGCGAAAGAAAACTTGATCACTCAGAATTCGAGCAGATGCATCTGTTCTATAAATTAGACTATCAGAAGTATATTGATTACAACATCAAAGATGTGGAGTTAGTCGATAAACTTGAAGATAAACTGAAGTTGATGGAACTTCTGGTGACTCTTGCTTACCAATCTAAAGTCAACTTCGAAGATGTTTTCTCTCCTGTCAAAATATGGGATACAGTCGCATTCGATGAACTGAAGAAAACTAAAACGGTAGTTCCAAATAAATCCAGAAATGAAAAATCCGAATCTTTCGAAGGGGCTTATGTAAAAGATCCTGTTGTTGGATTGCATAAGTGGGTAGTATCATTTGACTTGAATAGTCTATATCCTCACCTAATCATGCAATATAATATCAGTCCCGAAACATTAATAGAAGGCGAAACTGTTCCGACATCTATCGATGAATTGCTCGAGAAAAAGACGGACTTGTCTGGACTGAAGGATGAGACTGTTTGTCCCACTGGACATATGTTCTTAAAATCTAAGAAGGGATTTCTTCCTAAACTGATGCAGAGAATGTACGATGATCGTGTCCAGTATAAAAAGGAAATGATCCAGTGGAAACAAAAGAAGCAATCTGGAGAAGGTGATCCTGTAGAGATAGATAAAAAGATATCTCAACTTGATAACAAACAGATGGCTGCAAAGATTCTTCTTAACTCTGCTTACGGTGCGTTAGGAAATCAGTGGTTTCGGTACTATGATATTCGACAGGCAACATCAATTACTTCTTCTGGACAACTGTCCATCAAGTGGATTGAAAATAAAGTCAATGACTACTTCAATAAACTGATGGGCAACGAAGAACCAAAGAGTTATGTTATTGCAAGTGATACTGATTCAATCTATGTTGCCCTTGGTGACTTTGTGGAGAAGGTATTTAAGGAAGTTCCCGAAGATAGTAAAGTAGTAGACTTTCTGGATACAGTCGCAAAAGATAAGATTGAACCATATATCGATAAATGTTATCAGGAACTTGCAGACTATGTGAATGCATATGATCAGAAGATGTTCATGAAACGAGAAGTGATTGCATCCAAGGGTATATGGACTGCAAAGAAAAGATATATTCTTAATGTCCATGATAACGAAGGAGTTCGATACGCATCTCCGGAACTTAAGATTATGGGAATCGAGGCTGTCAGGTCTTCGACACCACAGGCTTGTAGAGAAAAGATTAAAGAATCATTAAAGATCATTATGAACAGCTCGAATGAAGATCTGATGAAGTTCATTATAGATTTTGAAAATGAATTTAAAACATATCCAGTACCGGATATATCATTTCCGCGAGGGGTCAACGGAATAGAAAAATACAAAGACTCCAAAGATGTATTTAAGAAGGGCACTCCTATTCATGTGAAAGGTGTTCTCTTTTACAATCTACTTATAGATCAGTATAAATTGGGAAATACATATCAAAAGATAAAGAATGGTGATAAGATTAAATTTGCATATCTTAAAACTCCAAACCCAATACAAAACAATGCGATTGCGTTGATGTCTAGTTTGCCAAAAGAGTTCAACCTAGAGAAATATATTGACTATAATATGCAATTTGAAAAATCGTTTCTAGAACCAATTAAAACAATAACTGATTCTATAAACTGGGAATTGAAAAAACAATACACACTTGATGACTTTTTTTAGGAGATTAATATGTCAAAATTAATGGACAAGTTGAGAACCAATACAACTATTAAATCAGCCCAACTACTTAAGGATTCTGATTTTATGAATAATGAAATGGTTCCTACAGATATTCCTGCAGTTAACATTGCGTTATCAGGAACTATCTGTGGCGGATTGACATCTGGTTTGACTACAATCGCAGGGCCATCTAAACACTTTAAGACTGCGTTTGGTTTGTTGATGATGAAGGCATATCTACAGTCAAAACCAAATGCAATCGCATTGTTCTATGACTCAGAGTTTGGTACTCCCCAGAAATACTTTGAGACATTTGACATCGATATGTCTAGAGTATTACATTCGCCGATTATGGATGTAGAACAATTAAAGATTGATATTGTAAAACAACTTCATGAACTAGAAAAAGAAGAAGAGGTTTATATCTTTGTAGATTCTATTGGTAATCTTGCATCACATAAAGAAGTTCAAGATGCGTTGGATGGAAAGATGGTCGGTGACATGACTAGAGCAAAAGGAATCAAGTCATTGTTCCGAGCAGTCACTCCATATCTGAAGTCAAAGAATATTCCGATGGTTGTTGTCAATCACACATACGATTCTCAGGAAATGTTCTCTAAACCAGTAGTGTCTGGCGGAACTGGCATATATTACTCTTCTGATACAATCTGGATCGTCGGTAGGAGACAACAGAAAGAAGGCACTGATGTTACGGGATATCAGTTTGTCATCAATGTAGAGAAGTCTAGATACGTTAAAGAGAAGTCCAAGATC